GATTCATTGCCTCAGGCTTGCGACGACGCATATGCATCGGGTCGCCGCCGAGCATATGCGGGACCGATGGCATGGCACCGGCAACATCCAGCATTTGGCGCGGGCCAACGGTGCGGATGTTGACTTGGTAATCGTTAATCATGTTGCGGATTTTCTCGCCCCGTACCGGATCACCAAACAGCATCGTACTATTCAATTCATCCCGAGTCTCGGCACCGGCCCAACGGTCCAGCCATTTCAACTCTTTACGGGTTGCCAGCATGTCCATCGCGCTATCGATGGAATCATAATAAGTGACGGTCGGCATCGTGTCGGCTCCGCTTAATGATTGATTACAGACCTGCCGCGACGGATGCGGCGCGGAACAGTTCCCGATACTGTGTATCGGTGAAACCATCTTTCAAAACGATCTCAGCCGTGCGGTTGAGGGTGAAACCATTCGAGAGAAGCGAGTCGCCATAGATGGTCGCGCGAGGAGTAATCAGAACCCCACGAATACCTTTGCTAGCGACTTGTGAACGAAAAGCCTGCACAAGTCGGACCCATTTTTCGGACACTGCAAAATGCTTTTCAAGCGTTTCGTCGATATCCCAATCCAGCTTAACGAAACGGTTACGGAACGCAGCGTCAAGCTTCTCCCGACCATTGTAGTCAACGGTCGCGCCGCTCCAAGTGTTCGCACCGGCCATGGCAAAACACTCCGGGTGACGGACAATGTTGCCATCGGGGAAGTCGGCAATACCGTTGGCAAGGGCACCATTCAGCCCGAGAACAGCGCTATTGGTGCAGGCATCTACTTCATCAAACAGAATCACGGACGGCTGTTCCCAAGCCTCCCGAGCATTGGTGCGGACCGGCTTGCCGTTGGCATCGCGGTAACCGAAAAACTCATACTTATTGTCCATGGCCGAGTAGAGAAACACCGGCCGATTCAGCGCCTTGCCCAACATCTTAGCAGCCGTAGTCTTGCCCGTGCCAGCAGGACCGACAAGCGCCACGTTGAGGGACATCCCGTCGGCGGTACGGCAACCCGCAAGGCGGAGAAGGTCCGGGAACGAACGATGTTGAACGCCACAATCCTTAGCCTCAGCATTGTGAGGCTTGTACTCCACCCGCACCGGCTGAGTAATCTTACGTGCCTCGGCTTCGACCATCCGCTTAAGCGCTTCACCATTCAGCACCTTGTTGGCAGCGTCCGTAACGTATTGGGTGAAGATGGTTCCGGCTTGGGCAATGTGACCCTTCGACACTTCATCAGCAATGCGGCGGATCGCTTCGTCCGTGGCAGCGGCAGTCGGGACGCTGGCAGTGGCGGTAGCGGTAGCAGTCGGGACGCTGGCAGTCGCGGTAGCAGTGGCACCGGAGGCAGCCTTACCGGCTTCGAACCCGAAACGGGTGCAGAAGTCCGACCAAGTGTAGATCCGGGTAATGGCGGCATTACTGGCTTGTTCGTCCTGCACCCGGCGCATGGCACCAAGCTTAATGACAAGTGTGTCATCAGCATTCATGCCGAAGGTAATCAGGTGCGGGTGAGTAACCTTGCTGCTAACCCATTGGAAGGCGGCAAGCGGGGTCATGGGTCGGGAGTGAGTCCGCATTGTGTTCTGTTCCTTGTCAGTTTGCAGCGGTCAGACACCTGTCGGTGTCCCTAGGCGTGCGTGAGTGTGTGTGCGAAAGCCATTATAACGCATGGTGCAGTGCAACAATTTCGCATTATGATATTAATTACATCTGTTACATCGCTTACATCTTGTTACAACTTGCCCCAATTACAGGTTCCTTGCGGAATCCCATCTCATAATGCGGAATTACAGAGACCTTTCGGTCTCCGATTCTAAGGTGTCTAGGATGTCACGGCGGACACTAGGATAGGGAACCACCCCAACAATCCATGCCGTGGCTCGGAAGGTGCCTTAAAACGCTTCCAAATGGATTCCGTATGGTGGGAGATACCTAGCACTACAATGGTGCAGGCTAGAACCATACTGGTGCAGTGTGTTCGATGATGGTGCAGGCATCAGATGGAAGCGGATGGAATCGACTGTAATAGGCTGTAATAGTCTGTAGTAGTCTGTAAGTGGTCCCTCACTTACATTCTCTTTCACATTATGAGATAACCTGCCCAATCCTTAATCATTATGTAACCAATTGTAACCGATCATTAACTAATCATTATAACCACCCCAGTGAGTACACACTAACGTGTAACTGAATGTAACTTTCATTATATGATATTATCTTTCATCATATGAAATGATTTGATGCTATCTCAAACGATTGTATTAGTTATTGCACAAGTTTTAAGCAGGCGGGGGGAGGTCATCTCATTGCGTAAGTTAATGTTTGCTACCCTGACACATACAACAAAAGGTAAATTGAAAATGGGAACAAATGGGAACAATTGCAAACAAATAAGAACAGATGTAAACAAATGAGAACAAATATAGTTAAATTGTGTACACGTTAATGATTGTTTATCTTTATTAATCAATAACTTAATGATAGCATGGTTGTAGAATGAAACTGCACACCGAAGGGAATGCAATCGTACCTCTTGACATTGCTACAAAAGTATGATATAATGGTTACATTGTATGTAGTGTATACAATAGATTACAATGATTGTAGTAGATTACAAACAATGCAATCACTACATCAATTACAATCAACTTACTTACAACAATTATAATAAATAATTATTATAAATATACTATAAATGAAATCAACTACTACAACTGAAGCAATGATTACAACTGAAGTAACTGAAGTAGTTGATATCAAGAAGAACAAGGGAGGTCGTCCTTCCAAGAAAGCTCTTGCTGCAACAAAGAAACGAGGTCGTCCGCCTGAAACAACCGGACGTATCGCTGAGTTGAAAGCACGGCTGTTGGCTACGTCCGGAGAAAAGGTTGTTAACGAGATTATCCGTAAAGCACTTGATCCCGAAGACAAAGATCAGATCGCAGCATTGAAAATGTGTATTGATAGGATTCTTCCTGTTAGTTTGTTCGAGAAGTCCGCTGGTCGTTCTAATCAGATTCAGATCAACATTTCTACCGGTGACGGTCAGCCTGCTACAATTGAAGAGAATACGATTGAAATTGAAGATGCTGTGGTTGTAGACGAAGAAGATGACGACGCTTAACATCCAATTCCATCCTGCTCAGAAGTCGATCTTTGATGCCAAGGAGCGCTTCAAAGTCGTTGCTGCGGGTCGTCGGTTTGGAAAGACTCGGTTGGCTATTGGTACTTTGATTATCCAAGCACTGACAAGCCCTGCGCCTGTCGATAAGCTTGTTTTCTATATCGCTCCGACATTCCAGCAAGCCAAAGAACTTGTATGGGACACGCTAAAGGAAATGGCTCACGAGGTCATTGCCAACGTCCATGAAAACACTGGAGTCGTCACACTAGTCAATGGGAGGAAAATCTGTCTCAAGGGTAGTGATCGGCCTGACACAATGCGAGGGGTGGGCTTGTGTTATTGTGTAGTTGACGAATACGCCGACATGAAACCGAATGTGTGGGAGCAGATTCTTCGTCCTGCTCTATCTGATGCAAAAGGGGGTGCTCTGTTCATCGGTACACCAAAAGGGCGTAACCACTTCTACGCTCTGTACCAACGCGCTGAGAAAGAACCGACATGGAAAGCGTTCCATTTCACTAGCTTTGACAATCCCTACCTAGATCCGGAAGAGATTGAGCAAGCCAAGAATGAAATGTCTTCGTTTGCTTTCCGTCAAGAGTACATGGCTAGCTTTGAAGCTGCTGCTAGCGACATTTTTAAGCCTGAGTGGGTTAAGATTGACGATAAAGAGCCGGAAGAAGGTGAGTATTACATCGCTGTTGACTTGGCTGGATTTGAAGATGTATCGGAACAAGCTGGAAACAAGAAAGCATACCTAGACCAAACCGCCATTGCAGTGGTTAAAGTCAATTCTAAGGGCTGGTGGGTTAAAGATATCCTTTATGGACGGTGGGATGTGCGTGAAACCGCTGTTCGTATCGTTAAAGCTGCTCGTGACAATCAAGTCAAGATTGTTGGAATCGAGAAGGGAGCGCTGAAGAATGCGGTAACTCCGTATCTGAAAGAACTGATGCAACGTACCGGCTACTACTGTTCTATGGTAGAGTTAACTCACGGTAACAAAAAGAAGACTGATCGTGTTGTATGGGCTCTACAGGGCCGTATGGAACATGGTCGTATCAAGTTTAACATCGGAAGCTGGAACAACGATCTGATTGACCAAATGATGCAGTTTCCTGACCCCAAAACACACGATGACCTTGTGGATGCACTAGCATACATCGACCAAATGCAGTCCATTACGACTATCTCACTGGATGATTTTGAAGATCATACCCCTCTAGACGCTATCTCAGGATACTAAAATGGCTGGTGGACTACTATCGACTATCAATGACGCTTACCAACAATACATTGGTCAGCCTTTTGTACGTTCTGCTCCCGGTCAGATGGCAGCAGGCTTCCTAGGAGTGCCTTCACAGGGTACGTCTCCTGACGCTTATAAGACCGGTGAAGGGCTCGGTATGCTTCCGGGCCTCAATGCCCCCAAAGGAGCCTTCCAAGTGGCTGCAAAGGCCGCTGCAAACGCTCCTGAGATCCTTGACGCTGGTAAGACTGGACTAGGATTGATCTATGGATCGAATGCACTAAAGCATGGCGTAAGTCCTCCTGACGCTATCACTGCTGAACGCCTGCGAAAGAATGGAATGACTGAAAAAGAGTTGTTTCAGCAGTCCAAAGGCTTGTTTAAGGGACCAGATGGATTATGGCGTCGTATGACAAGCGATTTGGCGTATGAAAAGCCGTTTGTTGACACAATCAACAAGCTAGATCGTGAGGCTAACCTTTATGGCAGCTTTGATCTTAAACAACTGTACACAAACAAAGAACTATTTGAAGCATATCCTGATCTATCGAAGATCAAAGTTGTGTTTGACGGGACTATGAAGTCAAATGAACACGGTTCTTTCAGTCCAGGTACAAAAACTCTACGACTGAACCCAAACAGTAAGCCTACCGATATGTATGAGACACTGATTCATGAGATTCAGCATGGTATTCAGACTAAAGAGAAGTGGCAGCAGGGTGGTAATTCTTTCTCCATGCTTCCTCCGAACGTACAACGTGCCAGCGGTCATGCTGAGGCTGCTAAAGCCAAGATTCTTGATCGTGTTACCGACGTTTCTAAACGACATGGTATTCCAAGAGATGATATTATCAACGCCACTCGTTTTGTAGCCTTGAGTAAAGCTGGTATCGACACAACACCGCAAATGAAAGATGCTCATGCTCGTCTGTCAGGAATTGTTGGCGCCGACGATCTTAAAGAAGTTATTAAAGACTACGCTCGCTACGGTGACATTCAAGCTAAGACAGCTAAACACACTGAAGCAGCTTTTAGTGACTATAAAAAGCTACAGGGTGAGGCAGAAGCCCGTGAAGTTGAGAGACAGCTAAAATCTGAACGTGCTAGGCCCGGTCTGAACGCTCCGTCAGGACAATACGATAATATGTACTTTGGTAGTCTTCTGAAGCGAGGCGATACCAGCAGCCAAGGTGTTGATGTTAACTGGAAATCCAATCCTCTGATGATTAACGAACTACTGAACGATTCCATAAGGTAAACTATGTATAAAGACGACGACGAAGAGATTGAGAAGCCTGAGGATAAGAAACTAGTTGAGTTCGTTACTGGTCACTGCCGTTCTTGGCGTGATAACATCGAATCCAACTACTACGAGAATTGGGATGAGTACGAACGCCTATGGCTAGGTGTGTTTCGTGATTCGGACCGTACCCGTAAGTCGGAACGCTCCAAACTCATTACACCGGCTCTGCAACAGGCCATTGAAACCTATCAATCCGAGATTGAAGAGGCTATCTTTGGTCGTGGACAGTTCTTTGACATCGTTGATGATGCTCAGGATGAGGTTGCTGTTGATGTTGAGATGCTAAAGAACCAGCTACACGAAGATTTTGCTCAAGATAAGATTCAGTCTGCTATCTCGCAGATTGTTACGCTTGCTGCGGTCTTTGGCACTGGTATTGGTGAGCTTCACATTAAAAAGAAGACTCAGATGAAGCCTGCCTCGCAGGTTGAGGGTGGTGTCCGCATTGGAGGCGTCTACGAAACAGATCGTTTCTGCGTCTACCTCAAGCCTATTCATCCAAAGAACTTCATTATTGACCCAAATGCCAATACGCTTGAAGAAGCAATGGGTTGTGCTGTTGAAGAGTTTGTGTCGATCCACTCTGTCAAACAAAAGATTAAAGAAGGCATTTATCGCGATGTTGATGTTGAAACTGATGGCACTGATGATGACCTAGTTCCGTTCTCTCAGGAAGAAGATGTGTACATGGATAATAAAGTCCGTATCCTGAAATACTACGGTCTTGTTCCCCGTGCCCTCATCACAAAGATTAAAGCTGAAGATGCTGGTACAGACACAGAAAGCACTGACAAAGAAAAAGAACTGGAAGAAGCCCTAGGTATGTCTGATCCTACGGATTCTGAGAACTATGATGATATGGTTGAGGCAATTGTTGTTATTGCTAACGATGGGGTGCTATTGAAAGCGGAAGAGAATCCTTACATGATGAAGGACCGCCCTCTCGTTTATTTCTGTCCCGAACCCCTTCCGGGCCGGTTTTGGGGTCGTGGTATCGCTCAGAAAGGCTTCAACATGCAGAAAGCGGTTGACGCTCAGATTCGTTCGCACCTAGACCGTCTAGCGCTTACAACCACTCCGATGGTCAAAGCTGACGCTACCCGCCTACCGCGTGGTTTCAAGTTTGAAGTCATTCCGGGTCGTATGCTACTGACCAATGGCGATACTGACGCTATCCAGCCGTTTATCTTTGGACAACCTGACGCACAGAACGTCGAGACTGCCAAGATGTTTGAGCGGATGCTTCTACAGGCTACAGGAACCCTTGATGCTGCTGGTATGCCCTCTGACATCTCGCAATCGTCACAAGCCGGTGCAATGTCCATGGCGATGTCCGGTATCATCAAAAAGAACAAGCGTGGTCTTCTTAACTTCCAAGATAACTTTCTGATTCCTTTTATCAAGAAAGCTGCGTATCGTTACATGCAGTTCGATGCTGACCGCTATCCTGTCAAGGACTATAAGTTCGTTCCTGTGTCGTCGCTAGGTATCATGGCTCGTGAATACGAACAACAGCAGTACATGGCTATGCTGGCAACCCTTGGACCCGATTCTCCGGTGCTTCCGCTGGTGCTACAATCCATTGTTGATAATAGCTCGCTATCGAACCGTGAAGAACTGAAAGAAGCCCTTCTGAAGCTGTCGCAGCCCGATCCGGCCAAGCAACAAGCCGAGCAACAGATGCAGCAGCTTGCTATGAAAGAAGCCGAGGCTAAGATTGCTGAGTCGAATGCTCGTGCTGAACAAGCCCGTGCCAATGCCATGAAACTGGTTATTGAGGCGCAGCAAATTCCTGAAGAGACAAAGATCAAGCTACTGGCTGCTATCGGTATCAATGCCAACACTACTGATGAATTTACTCAAAAGAAAGATTACGCTGAATTACTACTGAAAGAGCGTGACATTGAATCTAATGAAAGAATCACAGAAATGCAGATGCAGGATCAACGTGAAAGTCGCCTACACGATGCGATTCAGAAAGAGAAAGATCGTGCTAACAAGGCTGTAAAGGGAGATAGTAATGCTACCTAAGACATATCCTAGTGAATTGATTAGTGGAGAACGTGCGATAGTTGTACTACCTATTACCGCCGTTGGTTCTCCGTTCATTGATTACATTCCTGTCAAAAGCGTTGTTACAAATGTGGTTGAACGTAATACTTATGCCACTAACGGCGCTATTGCGGCATCTGTACTAGCTAGTGGCGTTGGTCTACAGGCGTGGGTTGATTACATTCCTGTTGTTGTGGATACGGATGATATACTAGCTGTTCCGTGGACTACTAATGTTGGTGGCTATATTCCGCTGGAAGCTGTGAATGGATCATTTGGAGCCATTGTTCCGTACGACCCTGCGCTAAATTTTACTAAATTCAGAAGTTCTCAATATCTTACTCTTATTTCTATTGGAGGGCTATAATGCCTACTATTACAGTTAAAGACGGTCTTGGTTCCAATCAGATCGCTGCTCTAGTTCCCACTACAGGCAATGCTGCTCCGGCTAATTCGCTTCCGGTGGTCCAGTCGGATGACGTTACTGTCACAGGACCGGCTGCTCAGTCGGTTCTAAATGCTGATCTTCTAACCGGTGTGACTAATGGATGGTATGACTGTGGCGCGTTCCAAAGCGGTTCGGTTCAGATTATTGCTAGCGCTGGTATCTCTGCTGGTGCTGTGATCTTTGAACAAACAAACGATACAACGCTGGCTCCTGCCGGTGTTCCGCAGCGAGCCTATGAAGCTTCGGTTATTGCTGTCAATCCGAACATTGCTGCGATTACTATTGCTGCGTCTACAAACCGCATCTTTAATGTTCCAATCAATGCTCGTTACATCCGTGTGCGTATCTCTACTGCTTTTGTTGGTGGTACTGTTCAAGCGGTTGGTGTCTTTAGTCAACGATCGACAAACTTTGGTGTTGTGAACGTCCAGCAATCTACTGCTGCTAACTTGCTGATGACTGCCACTGCTGCCGGTACTGCTGCGGCTGGTGCCACTGCTTCGGGTAATCCTGTTTATACCGCTGGTGTGGCTGCTACAGCCCAACCCACAGCCCGTACGGCCGGTCAAATGGTGTCGGGTTTCTTCTCGAAAGTGGGACACACTGTTAGTATTCTGAATCAGATCCGTGAGCTACGCGATACACAAGCGATGGTTACGCTGACAAACACCACAGAAACAACAATTGCCCCGGCTGTTGCTGCGACCTTTAATGACCTTGAAGGATTGAATGTCTGTACTACCGCCACTTTCAGTGGTTCGCCTACCGCTGTTCGGGTGGACTTCCGGGAGACTACAGGTGGAGCGGTGCGATTCTCGCAGACAATTCCGCTGACTCCGGGTTCTGACATTGCTCCGATTTGTTTTCCTGCGCCTATTAAACAGGCTGTGGTTAATACAAACTGGACAGCGCAGGTTGCTTTTGTTGGTGGTACTTCCCCTGCTATTACTGCCGGTGACATCCGTATTACTGCTCAGACAGTCCGTAGCATCTAATATGTCGTTACCTTTGTTCTTTTATGCTCTAGTGGCTGCTGGTGTTATTGGAAACAACCATCCCGATAGTGGTCTTGTCGGGATTTTTCCTACCATTGATAAATGCCAAGTTGCTAAAGTGGAGTACGACAAGCTAGAAAATGATAAAGCTGTGGTCTATATTGGGTCCGGATGTATTAAAATTGAAATTGTTAAAGGAAAAGCTGTTTAAACTATTGACATTATAATAGTCAATGTGTTATAATAGCGGTTATGAATAAAGAACTAGAAGATTACTACCAAGGTCAGTTTGATATGTTCAGCACCCAAGGCTGGAAAGATTTCATTACTGACCTCAGAGCCCACCGGGATGCTCTAAACAACGTCAGGGATATTAAAACCCCCGAAGACTTGTTTAAAATTCAAGGTGAGCTTCGTTATGTTGACCAAGTTCTCCGTCATGAAGACATGGTGGAACTAGCTTATAAACAGAACAAAGAAAATGGCTAAACTTCTAATGTACGATTTTGCCTGTGGTCATGGGCATAGCTTTGAGAAACTAGTGCGGCAAGACGAAACCACCGTCCCGTGCATTGTCTGTAATAATCCTTCCAGTCGTAAGTTGGCTACACCGACTATCAATTTGGAAGGCTGGTCCCTGTCGTTTCCGACGGCTGCTGACAGGTGGGCTAGAAATCATGAAGAAGCCGCCAAAATCGCTAGTAAACGTGAGTCCTAAACGCCTAGCGATCCTAGAACCCGGCAACGGGCAGGAGTAAGATTAATGAGTGACCAATCGAACCAAGACGAATTCGCCTCTATTGACGAACTAGCGGCTGAGACTCAACAAGAGTCCACTGCACCCGAAACTACCTCCACAATCCCGGAGAAGTATCGCGGTAAGTCGGCAGACGATCTAATGAAGATCGTGCTAGATCAAGAGCGGTTTATCGGACGGCAGGCTGAAGAAGTCGGCTTTGCCCGCAAGATGGCTGAAGAGGCAGTTAAGGTACGGGAACTGGCTAGTGGCACCAAACCGCAAGAGAAGGCTGCTACATCGCTTGATGATCTCACGGACATGGAGTTTTTTGATAACCCGAAAGAGGCTGTCAAACGAGTTGTTGAGAACCACCCCGATATTCTGCGGGCTCGTCAAGAGACTGCTCAGATGCGTGCGGCACAGGCTCAAGCTACAATTCGTCAACGGCACAGTGATGTGGGGGAAATTGTTCAAGACCCCGAATTCGCTCAATGGGTGCAAGGCAATTCGACACGTATGCGTCTTCTGCAAGAAGCAGAGAATAACTATGATGTTGATGCCGCTGATGAACTACTGAACAACTTCAAAATGCAACGCAAGATGAAGGCTGAACAGACAGATCAGAAGCAAGCTGAGATTCGCAATACAGCCAATGACAGTCTGCGTGCTGCTCAAGTTGATAGCGGTTCTCGACCGAATGGCGGCAGGAAACTGATTCGTCGTGCGGATATCATTGAACTACAGAAAGTTAATCCTGCAAAGTACGCTGCGCTACAAGATGAAATCCTCCGCGCCTATGCTGAGGGACGAGTTGTAGACCGGCTCTAATAATTATAATACGGTTCTAGGAGAAAAAGAAAAATGGCTATTACTACAGGTGCATACGGTACTGCTTCGACTGTCACAACGACTCGTGCTGGTACATTCATTCCCGAAATTTGGTCGGATGAGATTATCGCTGCGTATGAGAAGCAGCTTGTTATGGCGAACCTTGTTCGCAAGATGTCGATGAAAGGTAAGAAGGGTGACGTTCTGCACATCCCGATGCCTACTCGTGGTCAGGCTAGCGCGAAAGCTGCCGGTGCTGTGGTTACTCTTCAGTACGACACTGAGTCGGAAGTCACTGTGACTATTAATCGTCACTTTGAATACTCGCGTCTAATTGAAGACATCGTTGGTGTTCAAGCCCTGTCCTCGCTACGTCAGTTTTACACTGCTGATGCGGGATACGCGCTAGCTCGGCAAGTTGACACAGACCTAGTTCTGCTTGGTCGGCAAGCCAACAACGGTGCTGGTACTGCTGCCTACGCTGCGGCGTTTACTGGTGGTGACGGTT